TCGGTCAACCCGCCGCCCTCAGGCCAGATGATCAGATCGTGCGCAAAGGCGAGCGGGTCGTGGCCGTATGTCTTTTGTAGTTTGTGGGCGATCGTCAGATCAGTCGGCATAGCAAGCGCTTCGATCAGCCAGTCCTCGAGCACGTCTTGCGCAGAGCCGCCGCTAAGGCGTATCTTTTCTTCGAGCTGTTTGACTTGAGCGCCGTATGAGTACATCTATCTGATCTTCCCGAGCGTCTTTGCCATGTGCTCTTGAATGCGTTGCAGTGCGCCTTGCCCGCCGCTCACACGACCAATCTCATTGCGAATTACGTCGACGAGCTCGAGCATGATGCCTATAACCCATGCTCGCTGGATGAACTCACCCTTGTCGGTGTTGATCTGCCGCTGTGTGTCCACGACGCGCCGCGTCTGCTCGATCTGCTTGTTGAGCTCAGCTCTTGACTCGACTGCTGAAACGCCGTCGTCAATGATCTTGCCAAGTTCGACGTAATATTTCGCAAAGCGCTTTGTGTCATTGCGAGCCTGCGCCGCGATCGCTTTTTTGTAGGTGTCTCGAAGCGCATGCCACAGATCGACGGTGTTGCCGAGCTCGCTCTCTTGCAAGACCTGCAAGAGCATCGTGCGCGTGAGCGCCGCTTCTTGCTTTAGGTTCACGACCTCAGGGTCGTCGAGAAATTGTTGAAATGCCGGCGCTAAATCTTTGGGGACGTACTTAGAATAATGACCGTGCTTGTACCCTTTCGCCGCGACACCTTTGAGAGATTTCCCACCGTGAAAGCGACACGCATCGCCCTCATGATCGACGGGTTGCTCGCAATGGCGATCAGTGCCGCACTCAGGGCAAGCCCAAAGCTCGTACTCTGCCTTTGTATAGCGATGTGCGCATTCAGGGTTTCTGCAAGATTTCTTCCTGCGCCCGCATGTGAACTTTTCATTTGGCATTCGTGGGGGTTTCTTTGAACCCATCGCTCATATAAACGCCGTAATAGTCCGTCCTGCCCGGCGCTGGCTCGCAGGCAGGGCAAGGGTCGCCAAATAGATCATGCTTTGCGCAATAGTTCATACGAGGCGGCACGTCAAGCGGGTTGTGCTGAGGGCACAACGTCGAACTTTTCGCGTCGTCGTAAACTCTGCCGCAGTCAGTGCAGACAACAAGCATTTCTCACCTCACGCTTTGAAAACCAATAAGTACTCGTGATTCTTTGGAGCGATGCGCTTCAAGTTGAAATCGACTGCAAAGAGCCTGTTCATCCCGCCGACCAAGCCCTCGATTATCCAAGTGTCGTGCAGGGTGTAGCCCGCTCGCCCGTACAGTGCGATCGTGTCGGTATGGTAGCTATAGAACTTGCCCTCTCTGCGAAAGTCATTGACGTTGACCACGACCCACGCACCCGCCTTGAACTTGGGATGCCACGCTTTCGCTACCTCGTACATGCTCTCGAGAAAGGCGGGGTAAGTGCTGTTTGTGCCGAGCTGTTCAGGCTCGTTGCCGTAGAACTCGATATCCCAATAGGGCGGCGACGTAAAAGAAAAATCGCCGATGCCGTCAGGTATGTCGAGAGGCGTTCTGCTGTCGCCTCGAGTGATGTTGATGCCGACCTCAGGCTGATCTCTGATGATCAGCTTTCGCACATGCTCGCAGTAGGCAAAGAAATCCTCGCTCACGTCGTACCCCCAATAATTGAGCGAGCGCATCTTGGCAACCTGCATGCGCACACCCTGTCCCATGAACGGGTCAAGATAGTTGTCAAATGGCTTGGCGTAATACTTGATGCAAAAGTCGACGAGCTCTGCTGGCATTGTCGACGCTCGAGCGCTGTCTTGCTGTGTTGCTTTCACGCCACCGATCACGCCGATCGACTTGCGCAGTCTCGACTGGCTATCGTCGCCCATCATCGCCGCGGCTGATCTCAACGTAGACGGGTTCTCTTTCTGATAGCTGTGCATTCGAGCACTGAGCGCACCACGCCCCAAGTGCAGAACTGATCTCGGGATAAAGCCGAACTGCTTATGTAGATCCGCGCGGCGGTCTTGCCCCGCTTCGACAGAAGCTTTCAGCTCAGCGACGTTCTTTGCTTTCTTTGCCTTAGCCATAGAGACGAGCTCCCGCGATCAGAATGATCGTAGCCAATATGAGCGCAACAGCGATCGCGAGCAAGACGATCTGCCCTACCGTTGGGATGCGTGCGCTGTCGATCGCCCTGATCGCTCTGCGCAAACTCTCTAAGTCTTGAATTTCCTCGGGTGTCATCGTTTGAACATCACTTCGAGAATCTTGCCGAGCGTCGTCTTTTTGCTCTTACGCAAGCTCTCGACTCGCTTCGCAAAAGCGTCATACGTCTTGCGACTGATCAAGCCCCTGTACTCACCGAACGCAAAGCGCACGTTGTCCTCGCCTACGTTTTGATCTTGAAACTCACCGAACTCTTTGCGCCCGCCCTCAGCTTCGAGCTCGCCCATCTGCAAAGCGATCGCCTGCATGTCGTTGTCAGAAATCGAGATCGGGAGTTGCCCCTGTTCTTTGAGCTCAGTGATCAGCGCAAGGTATCCCTCATTCCACAGCTCGAAATGATCAGCACCCGCCAGCGTCAGATTGTTGTGATCGACTGCGAACTGCTCAGCTTCGCTGACGCTCTTGGCGTTCACGCCAACCTGCACAGGCAAGCACCATTCCCCTGTTTCTGTGTCGAGCAGTACACCAGCAGGGGGCAGAGACTTTCCTTGCGCCTGCATGCGTTCCAGAGCTTCCAGACGGCCGTTGCCACCCACGAGAGCACCGAGTGTCTCGTCGTAGATCGGCGCATCACGAAAGCCGTATCTGCGCAGGGATGCGATCAGTTTGTCGAAATCGTGGCGCTTAGGATTCTTTTCCCACTTACGAGCTTGGCTCAGTCGAACATAGATGATCGAGAGCCTTATGCCTTTGTCGGTGACGGCCGCGGCCGTGAGCGACTTGTTTGTCATAGTCGCAGACTATATCACAGCGAGCTTTGGCGCGGGCGGCTTGAGCGTTTGTAAGTTGAAATCGAGCCGCTCGAGTGACACCCACAGCGAGCCCGTTCTGCTGATCAGAGGCACATACACATCGATATTGTCAGCGGGGTTGACGATCTTGCCTTGCCGAGTGATCACTGTGAACTTGTGAATGAGCGTCGGCTTCGTCTTGTAATTCATACGAGACGGGTCAGGCACGATCGGCTTTTTCTTGTCGCCCAACACCATGGTCTTGATCTGCGCTGAGTTACCTACGATGTTGAGCACCTCGACGAAATTGCCGCCGAAGCCCAGCGTGTCGATAAACGTATCTCTGTTTCGCCAACCTGCAGGCGGCGAGACGAGAAACTTGTAAGAGCGCCACCCGTTGAGCACAGCAACGAAAGACTCCCACTCAGTGAACAGCTCGATATTGTCTTTGACGAGCTTGCCATCTTTCGACAGCTTTTTGATCGAGAACGGGCAAGTCTCGGGCGTTGCGTTGTAGGGAATTTTTGTGTCGGGGAAATACTTAGGGAACTTGCCGCCCCTGTACGGCAGAGCCATTCGAGAAAGCACGAGCTTACCTTTCGCGTTTCGCATAAACTGGTAATCGTGCTTGAGCTGAGCAAGTCGAGCCATGGGCGCAGTGTACACCTAAACCCCTGAGGTCGCCAAACCACTATAGGGTCAAAATAAAAGAGCTCAGCATCTACGCTGAGCTCTTTCTCGACTAGAACGGGGGCTCGTCGCCGCCTTCTTCTGCGTCGGTCTCGTCGTCGAGATCGGTATTCTCAAACCACATTAGCTATCACCCCCTTTCTTTTTGCGCTCTCTCGCTCGTCGCCCTTGCCCTGAGTGTATTTCGGGGGCAACGATGCGCTTGACAGCTCGAATGTGCTTGCAGTCGCCAGCTTGCGAACCTCTCGGCGTTACGCATTTGGCGCAGACGAAATACACAAAGCCCGTTTTCTTGAAAGAATAGCGCCACACCGTGATCTGCTTGTCAGTGCTGATCTCGGTTACATGCCACGTTTCCTCAGAGTGATTCGAGGCGAGCGCGTGATCTGTGCTCTGATGCTCTACTTTCCAACGTCTCACTTTTCCTCAGCTTTCTCTAGTCGTCAAAGTCTTTACGATCGTTTTCGCCATAGATGCGAATGACGAACGCCGCTTCCTCGAGAGGCAGTTCACGCTTACACCACCTGATCGCCTCGTCTGCGTCTTGCACGAGCCCTTGATGTGTGTACGTCTGATACCCGTCGCCGTTCAGCTCGTAGAGCGCAAAGCCAAAACCCACAACCTCGAACATGCGCTTCGGCGGGAACGTCTCGGTCGAGGCGCAGATTATCTTTCGCCCATCGGGCAACGTGTAACGCACGACGCTCTGATCAGGCTTGCTCACAGATCACGCTCGAAGATCAACCAAAAGACATCACGCACAACATCGGGCGTAGGCGGGCGGCTCTCGGCAATCGGCTTGTCAGAGAACATGCGCATCAGGTTTCCCATCGGTCTGCCACAGTCGAGGCAAGACCACTCGCCCTCTTTCATGCCGACGAACGGAAACTCGGTGTCGTTAGCCTCAAAGATCGAAAAGCTTGCCTGCCACGTCGTTTCGATGCCAGTGCCGATCAAACGCTCGTGCTTGCAGTTGAGCATCTTGTCGATCGCCTCTTGTATCTGTTTCTTTGCGATCTCTCGCATGCGCTCTCTGAGCTCGGGCAAGCCCTCGATTTTGATTGTTACCTTACCCATTGAGCACAGTCTCTTGCATTTCGCTCTCTGAGCAGTAGAACTCAGCGTACTCTCGGCGACATCGATACCAACCGATCGGCGGGATGCCGAAATCGTCGTCAGCAGTGATATCTTGACCGAGTGCAACCATCATCGCTTGATCTTCCGTACAGCCATCGAGTAAAGAGGCTTCGTAGATCGGGCGAGTCTCGCCGTCGAGAATGCCATCGATCACTTTCTGACTTGCAACATCAGAAGCGACGAGCTCGTGCGACGCATCATTGCTCTTGCCGCTACCCAAGACGTAGAGACGCATATTCGCAGGCTCGACAAAGCTGAACTCATGTGGAGAAACTCTCAGCGCTTCGCCCTGATAGATGATCTTTCGAGCTCGAGCATAGTTAGGCTCGAAGCCGAAACCATCCCAAAACAGATCACGGTCGAACGTGGGATCTGCTAGATCGAACTCGATTTCTTCGCCCTTACGTCGCTTCGCTCTGAGCTGAGCGTCAGTAGGCTCGTAGCCGTCGAGATCGCCGATAGCCAGCGCGTGCCGAGCCGAGCTTTGAGCGAAGCCCTCGTGCGCCCAAGGGGTCGACCAAAAGATCGAGAGCTTGGGCGGCGAAACCTCAGTCGGTAGTTTCTTGATCAGAATTATCCACATAGCTAACCCTTACCCTCAACGCTCTTGATCTCAATTGCGTCGAGCTTCTCGAACAAGTTGTCTGCGTCTTTCTGCGCCTGATCAGCCGCCTCTTTCATCGCGGCGAGCTTGATCAGCACAGCAAGAGGGGTTCGCTTTGTCGCCCCGTAACGCTGGCGCAGATAGTAAGCGAGCTCCCGAGCCTTTCTGTCAGTCATTTTGATCTCTATTCGTGCCATTTATCACCTCAGAGTTAATTTACAGATTAACTTCTATCCATCAGCTTTTCAGCGCGCTTGTTGTACTTGGCGATCGCCTTGTCGATAGTACGCAAAGTCTTTTGAGCATCGTTTCGATGTTCACCTAGTAGATAAAGCAGTCTCGAAACAGCAGAAAGCTCATCGTGCAAAACATTATTTGAGCCTTCGTCGAACTTGTCTTGGTAGCTGAGCTCGCTGAGCATGCCGTCGAGAGCGTGGTAACTCTTGCCGCGCTTGATCGCCTTGAAGCTTACGATCTTAGGCACGTCAAATCTGAGCGAGACGACCCAGATCACAACAGCGCCGTCAGGGTCGCCCTCTAAGCCTAGTTGTCGACGATGATCGTGAACCTTGCGAGCATGCAACGAACAGAAGCCGAAGCCATCGATCGTCTCAAACACCTTGCCACGACACTGATGCGAGCCGAACGATCGACCACCATCAGCCACAGAAACGCGGCAACGTTCGAGACTAGGCTTGTAATTGCGTTGAAGAGCGCTTCCTACAAAAACAGTCACGCCAAATTTCTGAAAATCATCCCTCATTTCTTCACCTCATCTTGACTGAGTGCCACGAACTCAACGCCGTCGATCGTGTCGATGATGCCAAAGAACTGATCGTCGCACTCTACGAACACAGGGCGATCGCCGCGGCCAGCAGAGACAGTCTTGCCTCTGAACTCGGGATGCACCCAGAGAAACCACTCGACCAACGTGCCAATCGCCGCGTCTCTGCTCGTCGGGCGGCGTGGCTCTTTGACCTCTTTCGCGACGATCGTGCGCACAGCGGCAGTCGAAAGATTGCGCTTCTGCAAGAACGATCGCTTTGCAAGAGAAACGTTCTCGGCGGCAACGAAATCAGTCTCGTTGCCGCCGATCACCATTGTTACCTTGAACATCTTTTGCTTGCTCATTCCCAGTCTGTGCCTCCACGCCCAAGACCAACAGACGGGTCGTACTGCCCCGCTTCTTCGGCGATCTCGCGCTCGTGATCATCGCGCTCGACTTGAGCACGATCGTCGAGCGGCTTGAGATTGTCGGCAAACGCGGTGTTGATCTCAGATGCGGTTACAGTGCCGGACACATCAGGCTCGCGGCGCTTCACGCCAACATCGATGTAATGATCTTTGTTGACATCCCAAAGGTTGGGCTTTCCATAGTGCGCCATCGAGTCGTAAATCTGCACGACGCGAATGCCGTTCGGGAACTTAGCTTCGCGCTCGAGCACTCTCGCGGCGGCGCGCAATGCTTCCTCAAAAGTTCGCTCTGCGTTGAGCAGAGTCTTGTCGTGCGATACTTGAAAACGATACATGGTGAGCGACATTCTAGCCCTCAGCTTTCTTGCGAGCGCTGGCTTCCGCTCTATGCTGTGCGAACATCTCGTCTCGATGATTAGCCATTTCGTTGAGCTCTTTGACTGTAACCTTGTGCGCTTTTTTCCACGCAAGCGCCAGCAGATCACGTCGAGCCTGCTCGAGTTTTCTGATCTGCGCAGTGAGATTGTCGTACTCACCTTCTTCCTCGGGGCGCATCTTGCGGACTGTGGCGTTCACATGCTCGCGGGTCGCATCAATTCTGTAATTCATATACCCGCCATCAGACGAAAGCACGAACCTGTTTTTTAGGAGCGCACCTGTGCTCTCGACATGCTGAACTTTCATGCCAGCGATCTTGCTCACGCCGACGACTCTCTCTTTGTCGGGATGATGCACGAGCAGGGTTGCTATTTTCTTTGGCAATTTCCAATCGTGCTGTTTGAACAAAAACATTTCGTACCTCAGCTTTCAAATAGTTGAGAGAGGGCGCAGGTCGCGCCCTCTCTCTCGAGACTTCATAAACCGCGTGCTTGCAAGACGGGCGCTATCAGCCACAGCAAGAAGCACGATCCCCCGAATAACAAGAGCATGGCTAAAACAAACCAAGCCCAGTGATTCGAGTTCTTGCGTACTTGCTGGATGAAGCGAGAAATCTTTTGCATCTTTCCCTCAGCTTTCGTCTAGTGCGTTTCGAGTTACATTGAAAATTATACTGTGTCCAGTGTAGGGGTCAAGCCAGCACGAGAGGCTCTTTGCTGACTTACGCTTGAGGTTTACTCGTAAAAAACTCTCATCTTCCAGTTTCGCTTATTTGAGCTCAAACGGGAATTTCCAAGCGCCGCCGAGCACATCGTCGTCGAACATTTCTTGCGTCGCATAAAAGCGCATGCGAAACTCGTCGGGTTGCAAACTCTCGTCGAGCTCAACGGGGTAAGTGTGATCGCCGATCTTGAGCGACAACGCTTTCGGATTTATTCGTAGTGGCGCACCGCACGATTTGCAAGTTTCGTATCTCAGTTTATTAGGCCGCGCACAATACTCGCACTCTTGCCACACCTCGCCCGCGTCAATTTCTTTTTTCAGCGTACCGCCGCGCATCGCAACCGACAAGTTCTCTAACGCTCGAGCCGCGTTCTCGGCTGACATCGAAAGCGAATCGAAATTATCGGTGAGGTACGCGTTGAACTCGGCGGCTGTAAATGGCTTGTCGGGCGGGGGCGGCATCGGCTCAAATGACATTTTATAAAATCGCTTTCTAGGCGTTCTCTACGCCCAACCCATAGCAATACTCACATACACGTCAGCGGGTCTTTTCAGGCTTATAAGAACTGCTAAGAAAGAGCCTTGAGAGACAAATTGAGAACTCATCTTTTACTCGATCTATCCAGCGCAACAAACGTCAGCTCACTTGGCAGATTCAAGCCCCAAGTAAACCACGCATGTTCTTGCCAAGCCCCCGTGCCCTCGCCGCTCGGCGTTTCAAATTTGACGCGACCGCCCAACATCATAATTTGCAAGCCCCCATATTTTCTATAAAGACGCTGACGCTCAACGCCGCCGATAGCAGTAATCGGCAAGAGCAACGCGAACGGTCTTGACAGTAAATAACAGCGCGCAATAAATTCGTCTTTCAAACTGAATGGCGGGTTTGTAATAATGCAGTCGAACGCGTCAGGATGCCAGTCAAGGAAATTTCTCAACCAATAAGTACCTACGCCTTGCACGTCGGTTGCAACGACATCGAAGTTCAACACGCGAAATCTCTCAGAAAGATTTCCTTTTCCGCAGGCGCACTCCCAGATCTTCCAGCGTCGATCTATAAACTGCATGAGCGGCTCGAGAACATAGGGGGGGTCTGAAAGTCGTCGGCGTGTCCTTGTTCCATCGACGCAGGCTTTTGCGATTTTTGTTTTGTCATTTCTTTTTGCTCATCATCTTGTACGCGCTCTCGATCTGATCGATCGCCTTGCCATCGCGCACCATGTTCGTTGTGTATCGCAGAACAACCCAGCCCAACAGCGCGGCCGCGTTGTATTTCTCACAGTCGCTTTCGTAATGTGCGCCGCGATTGTGCGCGCCATTGACCCAAGTGCCGCCCTCAACCTCGATCGCAAGTTTGATCTCGGGATAGCTGAAATCAAATTGCCATCTGCGCGTCGGATGAAAGCGATGCTGTCGCACTGCATCAGGCAGTCGCACTGCGCTCATCTGCGACGCGAGCAATTTCTCAAGGCGCTTGCGCTCGCTCTCTTTGAGCGCTTTCTGAAAACCTGTCTTTGACATTTGATTGTCGATCATGGCACTGTGTCTTCCAAAAGATCGTTCGCAATTTTGAGCGGCGAGTTGATCAGATAATTTTTCACTCGATCAGTTCCGTAACGCTCTTTCTGTTGCAAAATAAAAAAGCGACGAAACTCTCGAGAGTGTCCGTGCTCTGCGTGAAACGCAGAGCACACGATCGAGCAGTTGATCTCGTCGTTGATGTAATCGCGATCGCGTGCGCTCATCTTTTGCACGCGACCTTTCGTAATAAAGACCTCATTCATTTCGAGACCACCACTGCAAACGTGATCGACGAACGCCTGACCCTCACAAGAGAACACGCGCCCGTCGATGATCACCTTTCGCAAGGGATTATCGACGAGCGCGCGCTTTAGTTCTTGACGCTTGTTCATGCGGCTTGCTTTTTCTTTTCTGCTTTCTTGGCCTTGGGCGGCTTGTTCGGCTCGAACTCTTTTGCGATCTCACGCGCGTCTTTGATCGCATCGACAGCGAGCAGGACATGCTCGCGCACTTTTGGATTCGGCGCGAGCTCAGCGAGGTTCGCAAGATCAGTGATCATCTTTTGAGCACGCTCGACAAAAGACTTTTTCTTTTTCTTGTCGGGGTTGATGCGCTCAGCGAGCTCAGTCGATGTCAGCATGCGGTGATCGCTCTCAGGGTCGCTTACCGCGATCTCGAGCCAGTGAATCTGCTCGACGGCCGGCAGTTTTGCGACGACGGCGTGATGCGAGAAAGACAGCTCGGGTCGGCGACGCTCGCGCTCAACGCGCTTGCAGACTGACTTGTTGTTCGCGACGGCGTTGTAGGAATATTCGCCGAAGAGATCGACGACTTGCGAGAACGCTTCGCCGAAAGATTCCTCGCCATCATTGCAAAGATCGCCAACCCAAAACGGCATGGCGCTTTTCATGGTGGCAAGCTTGGGGATGAAATCGCTGAGCTGTTCGATGCTCGGGATTTCTTTGAGCCTCAACGAGGTTGCGTCGAGCTCGACCCACTCAGGTATATCTTGCAACATTGCTACATCATTTTTCATTGCGTGTCGCCTTTCTCGCAAGCGCTCGCTTGCAATTCTTACAGGTAACTTTTTCTTCCCGATCATCCGTGTCGGGCATGTAAGGCGCGCGATCATTCATAAAGTTGATCGCATCGCCGCAGATAGCTCTTTGTGCATCCTCAGTCCAATGCCAGCGAGTCCACACAACGCCGAGCATTGGCGAGACGCGCTTCGCCCAGCGAACAGCATGCGGCTCAGTGTTCATACATCCCGCGATCTCTGAAACGTTCGTACTCGAGATCGTTGTCTTCCTCAGCAAGCCCGTTCTCGTCGATCTGCCGTTTGCCTTGACACGCGGGAAATTGATTACAGCCCCAAAACGGACGCCACGTTTTACCAGCTGGCGGTCGGCGCAGAATCATTTTCGCGCCACAGTCAGGGCAGTAAGGCTCAGGCTTCTCTCGAATGCGAATGTGATCGATCATTTCGAGTCTCCCTCAACGGTCTCTTTGGCCTCAAAGAGAGCCAGCGTGCCAGCGGCGACAACCTCGTCGTCGCTCAGGGTGCGAACTTCCTCGACATCCTCCGCTTCCTCGTAGATCGTTCTGCCATCACGAGAGATTTCAACCCTGACAGTCAGCTTGCTCATAGCAAACTCTCTTGCTGAGCGGCGAGACGCATGTCTGCGCCCTCGAGGTGTAGCACTTTGAAACGTGCGTCGTGAATGCGTGAAGAAAGATAAGCGTCGAGCAGTTCGGGATTCTCGTTGCTCGCCATGATCGTGATGCTTTGACCGCGCAGAGCTCGCTGATAGCGCTCATCCATCAGCACGAATTTTCTTTCCTCAGCGAACTCAGTGCCACGCACACGATCGAACTCGTCGATCGCCAACAGCGGCGTTGAAATCCAGCGAGACAGCTTGATCTCTGAGACCTCGCTCGCGTTCTCTTTGTCGAACGCACTGCGCAGGTCGTCGATGATGCGAGCCATGCTGACGTAGGTTGCAGACGTTTTCTTTTCGAGCATCGTCTTTACTGCGATGTGGAGCGCGAGCGTCTTTGCGATGCCCGTTGAGCCCCACAAGTAGAGCCAGCCATGCCCGCGCTCGATCACGGCCTCGATCGCTTCTCTCGCTTCAAGCGCGCTGTCTGTCTCGAGCAAAGCATCCCACGCGAGCTTTCGCTCAGCGACGTACATGCGTTGTTGAACCTCGAGCGGCTCGTCGTAGATGCCAGCAGGTAACAAACCACAGCTCGCAAATATCTCGAAGCTCATCATGTCTCGGTTGGGGCAAGGCTCAATTCTTCCGAACTTGGGATGACCGACTGGCAGATCGTAGCGAACGTACCCGATGCCATGGCATATCTCACAGTCCTCGGCGCACAGCTCTTTGACGATCTGCTTGAAAACTGGATCTACTTTCGGCTTCTGATCGATCTTGCCTTTTGCTTTTACCTTTGTTGCCATTGCTACCTCAGCTTTCCTTTCGGTGATTGTTGTCGAACAGCTTACACCAGATCAGCAACGAGAGCGCCAGCACGGCGACGATCGAACTCTCGATGATGAGTATTGCCACTAGCGAGCTCATTTCTTGAGCCTTCTGACTTCACGTTCAGCGGCTTCGCGCTTTGTGTTCGCATCGAAGCCCTTGATCGTGGGATTAGCCTTTTCTTCCTCGTGAAGAAAATCGTACTTGCCGTTCAGTATCTTGAGATAGTTCTCGTCGTTGCGCAGAAAGAACTCGAGATCAAACCAGCCCTTGGCGAGTAAGCCTCTGTTCTTGCTGGCTTTCGTCATGGCTCTTTTCCAGTTCGTAGCGAAGCCTTTGTCTTTGATGCGCTTCTCTGCGAGCGAGCGATACTTGGTCGTCGTGATCTTGGGCTGTGCCTTGTCGGGAAACTCTACGCCCCACTGCTCGAGAATTTCGCCCAGAATGTGCTTATGTTTAGAATCTATATCTAATGATGGTTGTAAGGATGATTCGTTTTCACTGGCTGAAATATCTGTCGTTTCACTGACTGAAATATCCTGCTCTGAGGGTATTTCACTGGGTGAAATTTCGCTTTGAGCAGAGATTTCACTGGCTGAAATAACTAGTTTATGTACGTCGATCGTGTAATCTGCCGTGTTGCGCTTCGAGCGCCCCTGATATTCGATGTAGCCATTCGCTTGCAAAGCATCGAGCCCGTCGACGACCGTTGCCTGACCGCGCAGAGAAGTCTTGCGCATCAGACGAAAGATGCTCGGGTACGCACCCTCGCCCTCATCGCTTGCGTGATCAGCGAGAGCCAGCAAAATAAACTTTGCCGTCGCCGCTTTGATCGTCTTATACTCGCCGCTCTTTTGAATCGACAGGTCTTGCATGTCGTGAGCAAAGACGAGCGCCATCAGTCGAACGCTCATCGATCAGCCTCGCGATCCCCAAGCAAGATCAGCTCGAGAGGTTTCCCGATCGCTCTGAGCTTGGCCGGCATCGGCAAGTTCCTATGAAAAATTGTTATTTCGACTGGCTTGATCTCTCGCTTATGTGCCCCGCTCGAGAGACGTTTCGTGAACACTGCGTAAGTTGTGATCTTGCTTATAACCATTTCGCCTCAGCTTTCTATTAGCTTTCGGCGGCTCGAGCGAAAGCTGAGGTGCGAACGCTCGAGCCGCTTACTTGCCTCACTCATACTATCAGAGAGCCCTCGAAAGACAGCCCCCGAATTTGTTGTATCTTTTTCAATGGTCTATGTTAGAATTTCAGTCGAGCTGAGGTGCTTGTGAAACCTGACCCCTGTGCAGTTGGCAAACTACTCATAGCGCTTGATCAGACAGCGAAACTCGCTGGCGTTCTGATCACCGACCCCATGCGTCGACTGTGGCCTGACCACGCTCGAAAGTGTGGGGTTTGCGTTCATGTCTATCACGGCTCAGAAAGCGAGGTCTCATCGAGCGATCGCCCTGATCAGTTCAACCAACCCAAACCATAAGGAGAAAAAAATGCCAGAAGCAAAGAAAGGCGACAGCGAGCTCGTCGTCGTAGCAGACAAAGAGAACAGCATGCTTGATCAAGTTGTTCAGCTCGGCTCAATGAACTTGAGCCCGCGTGATGTCATCGTCTACGCGTCCGCGATCGCGAAAGAGCTCGCGAAAGTGATCGAAGATCAAGCCATGTTCTCAAATATCAACGGGAACAGGTACGTCAAAGTTGAGGGCTGGGAAACTCTGGCCGCAATGCTCGGGCTCACACCCCGCGAGCGCTACGTCAAGTCTCGCACTTGGTCGGGCGCTGACGAGTTCAAGCAAGACAGCGAGCGCGAGTTCGTTGAGTACGAAGCCTACGTTGAGCTCGTGCGCAACACTGACGGCATGATCACAGGCGGCGCTAGTGCGATCTGCGCCACCAACGAGATCACTCGCCCGCGCAACGGCGCACCGCATTACCGCTGGGAAACTGGCAATGCGCCCCGCTCAATGGCGCTGACGCGTGCGACGAGCAAAGCTCTGCGCGTCGCTCTCGCTTGGGTGATCACGATGGCAGGCTACAAGCCGACACCCGCCGAAGAAATGGACATGATCATCGACGGCGAAGTGCGTGACGTAACGCCCAAGGGCAAGAAAGCTCAGCCTGCGGCGAAGCCCGCTCAGAAACTTGAGCGTCCTCTCGCCCCTCACAAACTCGAAGAAGCTTTCGAGGTAAAGATCAAGAAGCTGACCGCTGACGGCTTCACCAAGCTCAGCAAGACCGAGCTGGCAAATCTGCGCGGTGCGTTGCTCGACATCTACAGCGGCAACGAGGATGCGCTCACGACGTTCTTGCGCATCTTTGGCTCAGCGGCAAGCGATGTTGACGAGCTCAGCACCACCCGCGCCCGCGTGCTTCTCGACTGGCTGGCTCTCGACGACAAGGGCGAGCCGAATGAACACTCTGTCGCAGAGGCGATCGGCGCTCTGCACTATGCGAGCGAAAAGATCGCGCAAGGGCAAGGCGGGGAATGAGCAAACAGCTCGCCAAGATTCTTGCGCAGATCATCGACAACCCGTTTGACGGCCGCGGACTCACCGCGGCCGAAACGCGGGCATCGAACCTCGCCGCTCACGGCATGACCTACCAAGAGATCGCCGACGAGCTCAAGATCACTGCGCAAGCGGTCGGCAACACTCTACTCAAGGCGAGCAAGAAAATCGGCGTTCACCCCCGTCAGTTTCCAAACCTGCTGATCAAGCAGATCCAAAAGCAAATCAAAACATATTCTCACTAGACAAGAAAGCTGAGGTTTTTTGAAATGGATAAGTTCCAATCTTTCACACAGTTACACGAGCGAGTCGATGAATGGGATAGCCAGTTGCACGATCACTTCGAGCCCGCGAACGCTCTCAAGCTTGAGGGCTTTCGCCCTGAGCTCGTGAGCGGCAACATAGCGACAAACATGCCTCACGGCCTGCTGACTGAGCACGCGTTCAGGCAGTTGAGCGATCGTCTCGATGTGCCTGCAACGTGGGCATGGGATAACGAACGTTGCCCCGCGCCAGTGCGCAATTACATCTACGGGCACAAGTTCTTGATGTCGAAAGAGAACACTGAGTATCTCGTGCGCATGCGCGGCACGAGCGCCCCGATCGTGCGCGCCGTGCTGACGAAAGAGTACGCGACCTACAATCACCGTGATCTCGTCAACGCTATGGCTGACGCTGTGGGAAACCTCGGCGCAAGTGCGAAAGTCTTTCGTGCTGATGTGGGCGACGAGTTGCGCGGCTATGTCCTGCTCGACAACATCGACTTTGGTGCGATCGGCGGCAACGAGCCGAAAGGCACTGCTGACGGCGGCGGCGCTGGCGGTTTGCGCCCCGCTATCTACTTTCGCAACAGCGAGATCGGCACGTCTCGAGTGCGCATCACAGGCGGTCTCTACCGCGACGTTTGCTCGAACGGCATGATCTTGGGTTGGCAAGCTGATGAGGCAATGGCGATCACACATCGCCGTCGCTCTTATGCGCATGTCTCTGTTCTTGTCAACGAGGCGATCGCTGACGGGCTCAAGATGAGCGAGACTGCCGCAAAGCGTTTTCTCGACATGCGTGCGATCGCCATCCCCACGACGAGCCTCTCGAGCATCGTCGACGGGTGGGCTCAGAAATACGGGCTAACGATCGGCGTAAAAGATAACTGGCTGTCAGCGCTGAGCGGTCTCGGCGAGCCGACGATGTTCGATGTCGTCAATGCCGCTACGTTTCAAGCCCAGTCTCAAGAGGGCGAGGAACGCGAGACGCTCGAGCGGATGGCTGGCGACATGGTCTTTGCCACTCGCCCCGAACTGCGAGCTCGCTAACAATGACTCTGAGGGCAGAGCACGACGCTCTGCCCTCAAGTTAATCTGCAAATTAACTTTTGAAAGCTGAGGACTGAATGACCCCACGCAATGACAGAATACACGAGCTCGCCGAGACCTTGCTTCTCGCCGAAGAAGCCGAGAAACTCTTGCGGTCAATCTGGGAGTTCAATAGACCTGACGGACACTTTCGCACATGGCTCACGTTGATCGTTGCGAACGATCGCGAGAAACACCCTGACCCAAGAACATGGCTTGCGAGCGAGCAGTTGTTGCTCGATCTGCAAAAGCATTTCGGAGAGGATGAGACACGATGATCATCCTGACACCAAGCCCCCGAGAGAAAGCGTCGATCGTCGACGCGCTCAAACTAAAGCACTCGCTACGCGATGCGCTATCCGACGAGCAAGTGCGCGCTGTGTACAACGACGCAATCGACGATGCTTGTAACTTTGCAAGCACTCTCGCAAAACACAACCCGCAATTCGCAATGGCTCTAACCGCCTGCGCTCAACAAATGCGCGGGCTTGAACTCTGAAAGGAAACTATGACAGACGATAAATCCCCACGCATTCACGCAGTCGCAGACACGCTCAACGATCTCGCCGAGCTCGAGACGCAACGAATGTTGCTTGAGGGCGACAAGACTGCAAAGAAAGATGCAGTGCTTACCGACGATCAGCGCGTAGCTCTCGCAGAGATCGATCTCGAGTACGGCGACAAAGAGACCACGGTTGCATCGAAGATCGCCGAGATCCGCGACGCGATCGCGAATGAGGTGAAAGAGCTCGGCGCGACCGTCAAGGGCGATCTCATGCAAGCTGTGTTCTCTGAGCGTGCGACTTGGGACAACAAAGCGCTCGACGGTTACGCGGCGGCGCATCCCGAGATCAAGCAGTTCAAGAAAACGACTCGCATCTGCACGATCAGAAAGGTAGGCGAGCAATGAATGAGAACCAGCTCTACTGTGTTGAAATCTCTGTAGTCGCTCATCCCGCCTCGGTGTACTACGTCGAAGCCGTCAACACAAGCGACGCCCTAAGCAAAGGCTATGAGCAGTTCGAGAAAGACGACGACAGCGATCTCCATATCTCGCACGTCGAGATTACGCATCTTTGCCATGCCGAGGATGTGTTGCGATGAGGCGCTGGCTGATCAAGAGACTTGCAAGCGGCGACGTTCAGCTATTCGTACTGAACAACACCGACAACACCGCCGACGAGCTGAGCCCGATCGCACATCACGCAGACGAGTTCAATTTCGGCTATGGCGGTTCTGGCCCCGCGACGCTCGCGCTGACGATCTTGTGCTCTTACTTTCGCGAGAAAGCGACCGCCGCGAAACTCTACGGCGGCGAGCTCAGAGCGTGGCCGCTTCACCAAGATTTCAAGTGGTCTTTCTGTGCAGGCTCACGCGCACACATCGAGAGCTTTGAGATCACCGAGAAAGAGGTCGAGCAATGGCTGATCAAACAAGAACCAAGCCCGTTGTTGCAATCGGCTCAGATCACAGAGCGGCGATGATCGTCAGCGGGTCTGAGGCTCTCGAGTTTGCAAGTGCACGTCTGCTCAGGGTCGCGATCGCGTTCGCTAAGCAACAGCATCGAGCTCAGCTCAAGACGCTAAATGCTCGATCTCAAAGCGGCTACAGGCGACGTTTCTTAGCACCTCTTACAAGGCAAAAAGGCTAGTCTATGCCTGCACCCATAGAACTATCCACCCTCGACAAGATTCAAGCCTTAGAAGCGAAACTCGCTAAGAAAGACGAGACGCGATCGCGCACTCTGCAAAGGCTCGCGACTGCGCTCGGCGAGACGCTTTCGCCAGTGCGACTTTGGTCGAGTGCGTACATGCACCAAGCGATCAGCGGTAAGATCAAGTCGAGCAAGTTTCTCGAGATCGCCGTCGCTCGCTTGTACGCAAAACTCTTTTTCAAGAAAGACCCTACCAAGTCGACGAGCAAAAAGATGCCCGACACTTACGTTCCGTTCAAGAGCTTGAGAGAGCGAGCTCACGTCATGCGCGTCGTTCCCCCTGATCAGCGTCGCAATGCTTTAGTCAAGCTTGCGAGCAAGGCGAGAAAGGTGTAAGCTTCTCTTTACTTCTCTATTTCTTCTTTCGCGAACGAAAGAGCCCGCCATGGTCAGCGGGCTCTTTCTATTTCCAAACACAGCAAACTAATTTACTTTGAGGGCGCAGGCTTGGTAGTCTTGCGGCCTTCGACGAGCTTCTCGCGATAGTTCTTGTGCAACCAACCCGACAGCGTTGCGATCAAGAATGTCGTGATGCCTTTCGTTACCAAGGGGTCGGCGCTCGAGAAAACCGATCTGAAAAAATCGAGACCGAGGAAGTAGACCACGGCCGCAGGCACGAGAAACGCGACGATCAGCGCCCAGTCACCGAGCCGCTTTTTGGCCGTGCCTTGCACGAACACCTTGATCGACTCGACGACGTGCTCATCAGCGAACGCGGCGGCGATCGCCAGCAGAAACGCCTTGAGGTAAGGCAGAATGAAAGTCAAGAACTGCGCCCAAAATTGTTCGATTGTCATTGCAAAAACTCCTTTTCAAAATTCAACGATTCGATAAGTTGCAAACCCAAAAGACGACAGATCACCTCCTTAGGTTTTTTTATCTTCGATTGTTGAAACGCGGCGCTCAAGACCTATAAGCGCCATGCCTAACAGCTTGATCTCCGAGATCAAGCCGCCGTCTTTGCCAGCTCCGTAGAGACCCTCTTTGATACTCTCGGTGGTTTCTTTTACCTCAGTCACCTCACCCGAGATCAAGTCTTGCGACTTTTTCAGATCGGCAATGTAAGGCCAGAGAATATGATTCTTTGCGGCTTTCTCTCGGTCGTCGATCGTGCGAGATTTTTGAAACTGACTTTGAATCAGCTTCGCTACGATGTCGACTAGCTTGCTGGTGATACCAAGGGCGACAGCAAAGAGACCGATCTGCTCGGGAGTGAGGTTTTCCATGGGCTAGAGTTCCCATCCTTTAGGTGGGTTTTTCTTGGCGTTGTTCCAGAGCACGTTGATTTTTTCCTCGAGCGATGGCTCGTTGGTCGGCAGTTCGATCGGTGGCGGGTCAGGCTCAGGCGCAGGCGTAGCGAGCTTCAAGAGTTTACGCAGTTCGGGAACGCCGCCGCGCATGTACGCATTGAGATCGATGTTGTCTTGCTGAACGCCATAGTCTCGACCCACCTTATAGCCAGCATCAGCCCATTGAAAATTTCCGTCGACGTAGACAGCAGAGCCGCCTGCGAATTGCCAGATGTGGCAGTTCTTCGCCTTCTCGAGCACTCGCTTATCGATGTAGCCGTAGGGGTTCGTTGGCGTTGAGCCGGGCGGCTTTTCTGCTGGCGACTTTGCTTTCTCGTAGTAATACGAGCGCTCGAAATAGCGAGCGAGCCACAGCAGAACGTTGTCGCTCAGCACCCACGTCGCGCCCCGCCTCACCATGTCATTGAGCTCAACGAGACCGCAGTAAAGAAAGACGGGGTCGCCCGTCGCGGCGCTGACGTACTGCATTGCTAGCAAGCACTCGTCGTCTGTTTTCTTGGTGAGCGTATTGCGATTCTTTTCGTAATCCCAGCCGACAAAATGATAGCCGCCGAGCCGCTCGTACTGCTCGAGAAAGTTGTCAGCTTGGCGCTTCCACTCGATCGTGGTGCGCTCATAGTGGTAAGCGCCGCGAATGTCGACGAGCTGAATATCGTTGTGCACGATGTCGACGACCGGATCTACCGCGATGCCTTGCGTGATCTGCTGAACGGCAAAGTCTTGCGGCTTTTTTGTCGCATCGTAGCGACGAGCGTATTCGCCTTTGAAATCAACGCCCTTTGCAAGTGTCTCAGGAACAGCCATGTCTCACCTCGCCTTTAGGTTTTACCAGAGAATCTAAATCTGCGCCCCGTTCGGGAGCAAGAGCCTGCCATAGGCAGGCGGGCGCAGAATGCCCGCGACTCGCTTCCAGTCTTTGAACATGACCATAAAGAAATTTCCACTCGCGGCGGCGATTGGTCTGAGAGGCACAGCGCCCAGCGCCCAGTTCAGATTGGTTGCGCTGTAGCTCATTGAGGACGCCGCCGACTTATAAGAGCTTGCTCCATATACGTTCGTCGCTAGTGCGTTGTATAGATTAGATGCTCCCCCAGCAACCGTTGGCCCAGTGGTTGGGATATTACACGCTAGCCCATCTACTACAACATCGCCAGCCTCGCTTGTTATAGCCTGCGACGGATTATTTGTAGAGGCATTACTTGAAGCCGCTGTTCCTAACCCTATTGTTTCCCCAGCTCCGGCCTTCCACGAAGAAGCCCCGCCCTCGCAATTCGATGCCGTAGTCCACGACGCGGAGACATTGTTTGCGCCATCGGCAGGGTCAGACAATTCAAACATTCTAAGGTTTGCACCCGTGCTTCCGTTCTGTGCCGTATTTGGGATCTCGGTCATCGAGACACCCGCATAGGTCACAGCAATATTAGTTGTCGCAACCCGAAAAGACAAAGTTACGATCAGTTTTTTTGCGTCGGCGTGGCAAGTGTGCGACCAAGTATTCGACGTTGCTCCTGCAACGGCTTGTGCGGTAGCAACATCAAGAGATATAGCCATTTAGGCTTCCTGAGCCGAGGCAACACAGCCCCACTTGGCAGAAACAGAGTCGTAAATAAAGCCGACCGTGAGAACTTTGCTGAGCACTGTTGTCGTTGGCAGAGCCACGCCTCGAGCTTCAAACGACGCCCCCCAAGTGATCGCTCTTGCAGTCGCGTTGTCCTTTATTCGGATGGTTAGCGGCTGAAAATCGACGGGCGTTCCACTCAGGTTGGTCGTCATACTCGTAATCGCCGCCGCGAGCGCCGTGATCGTGTGATAGGTCTCGTTGTTCACGTCGATCGTAGGTGTTGCGCTCGAAGCCTCAGATAGACCGCGCGGCTTCACTCGCCCATCTTCGACGACTTGCCAGTTGCTTGTCGTGTCTGCGATTAGTTTGATGCTATCGCCAGCCAGCCACAGCTTGCGCCAAGCCGTCGCAGTCGAGCCCCCGTTGATCGAAATGCCAGTGTCGCCGATGATCACTAGCGCGAAACCAGTGCCGATCACGTTGCTATCGCCTACTTTGATGTCGAGCTCGATCACATCGCCAACAGCGCCAGCAGGTAAAACAAAGTTTCGATTCGCAGTGAGCCCTGATACGTCTGCAAAATAACGAGTGTTGACCGCCGCGCTGACGTTCGCCGTGGTCGGCGAGATATTGCTGTTCGTCGTGCCCGCCGCCGCCGCGCCAATCAAAGGCGCGCAAATCCATTTCGACAGAGCGCTGTCGTAGATCAGCAGAGCAAGATCATGGCTATCGTCGAGTGTGATGTCGCCGTTACCCATGCAAAGAATGTTTCCCGTTCCGTGCTTGATCACGAGCGAGCGATCAGTGTGATTCGGGCGAATGATCAGCGGGTAACCATCTGCGCCCCCGTTGATCGTTGCGAGCTCGTCGCTGGCCGCGTCCGCTTCCGTGTCGACGCTGTGCCAGTTTTGCGTAATTGTGATCACTCCCGTTGCGATCGTCAGCTCAGTCGCATCTGCAAAGTTTAGATCGCCGTCATCTGCCATCGACTGAGCAAGACGAGCCTTGAGAGTCGCCGCAGAGCCAGCAACATCAGTGCCTAGCTCGGTCTCAATGGCAATCGCCGCGTGCATTGGATTATTTACATCAGCGGCAACAACCTCGTCGACGTTATCGACGCGATCAGTGTGAGTGTCTAGCGAGCCGGGGTAATTAGATGGCATTTTTCCTTTCTATCCCAAAGCCATAGCGAGCAGAAAACGAGAACTAACGTCGCCGCTTCCACCTGTAACTTTGTGTTGCATCTCCAAGCTAACAGACGCGTTAGGCGTAAAGCCCGTCAGGACTCCAATAAGCGGGTGGCTATCCCTGTTATTGCTGCCGACTTGAGCAGAGTGTGTAGCGATCACTTCAGACTCCCGAGTGCCAGTCCCATCGTGGAGGGTGGTCTCTACGAATTCTCCGGTGGTGTTATTCCGCATTCGCAAAGCCCCCAAAACGAGGATCTCGCCGCTGGCTCGCGGGGTGACCGTAACTACTGGACTTTCTGTAACGGCGGCATAGCTTGTCCCGACAATACCGCTACGCTGAGTCAAATCCGAATCCCACGCCACGCCGAGCGCCTCTGCGATCGTCGCCCAAGCAGGCGCAGTCCCGAAGCGCAAGAGCTTGCCGATCGCACCGCCCGTCAGCCATGCTGGCGCGGCCGCCCCACCAATCAGCACCCCGTTCGTTACGAGCGCAAGTCGAGCGGCGGCATCTGCACCCGTCGCGTACACAATATCGCCAGCAGTCGTAAAGAGATCAGGCACGCCCGCGGCGAAGTTGTCTCGAATATAAGTATTGTGATTCGAGGCAGTCCAAACCTGCCCCGTTACGACGGTGGGTACTGCTGAGTAAGCCATTAGCGCTTTCTCGCTTTCATGGTGTTCTCTGCGTGCTGACGTTGCAATTTCAGATCAGAGACTTTCTCGTCAGGTCGCCACGAGCGCGTCAGCATCGGATGCAGAGCGCCGCGACTGCGCTCAGCTCGCATGATCTTGTTCGTGTTGGGCGGGCGCAATAGCGGGCGTTGCTCGAGCTCGTCGTAAATCTGAGCTCTCGCCTCTGCCTTGGGAAACTCAACCTCGTAGTAATCGCCTTTGTTCGCGGCGTTGCCGCAAGACAGGCAGAACATCACAGGCTCGTCGAGCTCAACCATTTCTGCCCCTGAGCAGTTCGCATCGGGGCAGTCGGCAATCCAGCGCTCAAAGTCGATGCGAGCCTGCACGACACCTCTCACCTTGCCAGTCGGAACAAAGTCGATCGTGCCATCCTTTATTCGAGCTCGAGCGATCTTTTGAATGCGTGCGGTGTGAGACGCGACAAAATCTCGGGCGGCGTAATCTTTGCCTGTAACGTACTGATCATCTTGCGGGATGCGCTTGTAGGTTTTCATAGGCCGAAACTCGATGTAACTCCGATCTCTGTTGGGAATTGCCAGCTACCAGTCAGCACTGCGAAAGGCTCTAGCTTGAACATTGTGCGCACTTCCTGCACTGTCTCGCCGCTCTCGTGCTCAATGTACCCTATGCGGTAATCGTCGGCAATCTCGAGCGACGGGTAGCTTCCTGTTACTTGGCTCGTCAGGTCAGGTGTGAATTGTTCCTCGAAGCGGTTCTCGAGCCTGATGATCGGGCGCGGGCGCTTGCTCGACAAAAGATCAACGAGGTACTCGGCTAGGTCATTTGCAAAGTTGATCGCCTGTTGCCATGGCAGTTCGAGCTTGAAAATGCGTTTACCCTCACCACTGATCGCGTAGGACGCATCGAGCGAAGCAAGAGCATCAGCCCTCACTTTGATCAAGGTCAAGTGCGCGTCCGACCCGTTGTTGTTCTGCACGTTGAGCAGAGCTCGAGAGCCGAACCAAGTCGGCGTTACAACGATGTCGGCTGTGAGGTTCGAACCGCTCCCATCGGCGGCAGTGTTGGCTGTGTAGTCTGTCGTTGCAACGGGGCTGATCGGGTTGATCACAGGCACGATCTTTCCCTCGAAGCTGAACTCAGCCCATATTTGAATCGCCTGACCCGCAGGCACAACAGGAATTTCACGATGCCGCCAGACCTCGCTCGTTGCTTGTGGGCTCAGCGGTTGCACTTTGATCGAGACCTTATCTCGGTAAGACTTGAACACGTTTGCCAAGCCAACATCTTTCAGCGATGTCGCGTCTTGCAGAGTAACCACACTCTCGTCGATCTGATGACGGCTGGCAAAAACAGCGTTGCCGTTTCTCGCAATATAGAATCTGCCGAACTCAGAGTCGGCCAAGTCTTTCAGTGCCGCTGACGGGCTTCGCCCATCTTCCCACCAGTAAGCGATCGTCTGACTTGCGATACCAATATTTCGCCCATAGATCGCAGGCCACTCAGTCGCATCGAGCACAGCATCGATCGCGTCGCTCGTCAAAACATCTTCCTGAATTGCAATGCTGACCTCGTCAGCCCTTAGTTTGTTCCAGCCGTCGACGATCGTAATGACTGCTTTCGCATCTGCGCCGTTGCCGACGAGATCAATGTCATCGATCTGCCCTGTGATCAAGTCCTCGCGTGTTCCCGCAGATCCGTCTTTGATAAAAAAGTTGATGTACTTACCCTCTGCAACGTTCGGGTAAATCGGCGAGCTCGTGTTGAGCGGGTTGTACCGCTGATCTCTATTGTCGAGCTCGATCACGACCTCGCCCTCTCGGTAGGGCGCAAAGCCGCCCTCGTCGCTGTCTCTCAGATAATTCTCTCGCCCACGACGCGAGAACCATTTGAGCAAACGATCGGGCGCTTCGTTTGCATCGTAGTAACCGTCCTCATCCCAGTCGACGAGAACGCCATACAAGAGATTCGTGTTGTCACCCGTCGCCCCGTAGAGAACGCTAGTGCCGTAAGTGAAAGTTCCAAAGAGAGCCATCTACTGTCTGCTCTCTCTGATCGCTCGCTCGACCTCTCGACGAATGATCGGAGCGATCTTGTCTTGAGCATCGCGTGTTTCAGCGAGCGAAAGAAACGACGAAAGAACGACGTTCACATTTAGATCGCCACCGCTCCAGCCAGCCCCATTCGAGCCGCCAGCGTACTGCGTCGCCTCATCGATCGGGTAGACATGACCGTTTTGACCCGGCACAAAGAGCTCAGCGCGGCGGTTTTCACCGACAAGATATGACTTGCCAGCCATCACGTCGCCGCCCTCAGCTCGCTGACCCTCGACGACATAAGTGCCTTTGCGCGGGTCGTAATAGCCGCCACTGCCGCCTCTGTAGATAACGTCAAAGCCGATCTGGTAAGTACCTGCGGCATCTTCGGCGTTGAACTGGATCTCGTCGATCTTTGCAAGCACAGTTTCAAAGCCATCGCCAGCGGCAAGATCAACGAGAGCGCCGTCGATCGCAAGAGTTGCCTCTTTAGTCTTGGTGTCAATGAGACCCCAGTTCTCAGCGACCTCGAGCAACAAGCGACTCTCTTCCGACGTGAGCTCATCTACAGACGCGCGTTGCACGAGCAGATCAAAGACGATCTGCTTTGTTGCTAAGCTGTGCTCGGCCGCGTTGTCCTTGATCTGTTGCTGAATATCGGCGAGCTTTTGTTTGTTCTCGTCGAGCTCTGTTCTTTGCTCATCGGTTAGCCAGCTCATACCGTTCAGCTCATCGACGCGAGTTTGCACGTCAGCGGCTTTTTCTTCCAGCGTTTCATTCTTTTTCGTGAACGTGTCGAACTCTTTGCCGAGCGGACCTTTTACGAATAATTGCAAGTCCTCGAGCGAGACCAGCAACCCCTCAGTCGCCAGAGACATTGAGCTGTACGTTGTGGCGAGTTCTTCACGCATGACAAATAGTTGCTGAAATGTGTAAGTTGCCCCGTCAGCCATTTCGTACAGGCCAGTCGACGCTTCATAGCCTGCAACGCCTGTCCAAGTGAGCGCGTCTCGCATCAGCAAGAGCTCGCCGTAGGTCACCCGAGCGCCGTTTTGCAGATCATAAAATACCTCGGTCATGTCTTCGTTGAAATCTTCGCTTGTAACCCCAAGAATTTTATTTGCCTCTGCCGCATCGAGAGCGCCGCGAGCAAAGTCGCCCATGACCTCTACTGCAGGCGCGGCGCGATCTGAAAAGACCACGATGCCGAAATCGATCAAGTCTTGTATTGCCGAATTGAAACGAGTTGTCGCATCGCCTGCTTTGTAGCCTTGCGCTTCGAGCTCACCGAGTTTCTCGCGTGCGACTTCCATCGTCGCCATAGCGAGAGCAGTGCGTTCGTCGAGGTTGCCCGTTTCTCGAGCTAGTTCTTGAGCACGAGTGCGCACCTCTTTCATGCTGATACCGTAATCCTTGAGCCCCATGATGCGACCCGTCGAAAGCATGTTTGAGAAATCTTCGATCGCGGGGCCAGCTTCCTTGCCGAACGCGTCGCCGAGTGTTACCGCGATTCGAGTAACCTCAGCGGCCTGAATTGCATTCTCTGCGAGACCCATTGAGAAAAGACGAGTTGCGGCACGCGTTGCATCGAAACTGCTGAGCATGCCGTCTGACGCGTCGCGCACTGCTTTCGTAGCGAACGCCGCCGCTTCTGCGCTTCCCGTGTAAACAGTCAGCGCCGCTTTTGCATCTGAGATTTCCTCAGCGCGCTTGAGCAGATCGAACGCCCCCTTGAGAATCATCCCAAAGGCGGCGATCGTCAACGAGCCAGCAAAGGCAGTCTGAATGAACCCGCCGATCTTGCGATCGAGCTCGCCGATCGACGGGGTCGCTGTTTTCTTGGCGACACCACCGAGATCAGTGAGCTTGCGGTTTACCTGCTCAATAGGCTTGCTGGCTTTGTCGGTCGCTACGAGCTCGACCTCTACTCTGCCTGTCGCTGTCGTTGCCATTTATTTTTTCTTTTTCGCTCTCTGTGCCGCTTCGTGCATTTCGTTTCTTGCTCTGTTTCTTTGCTTACGCTGAGCAAGAAAGCGCTTCACCCATTTCTCGCTGGCTTGCTGTTCAACAAGCCACGGCGCAGTGCCCCACGCCTCAGCCATTTCGAGAACGTCTAGCCACCTTGGTAAGACTGTCGGAACACCCTTGTAATAGAGCTTGAGGTCTTCTAGCTCTGCTTTGGTGACTGTGTAGGCTGAGCCGACAATGTAGGGTTTGCTGAACTCACGTTGCCCGTCAGCGCTTCAAGAATTGCGTCGAACTGATTTTCGGTCAGCTCCATGATCGCGGCGAGAGCCTTGTCTCGATCGACAGGTTCGATCGTGTATTTCAAGATCAGTTGAGCCATGCGATCGATGTACTCAGGCTTGCGACGTTCATTCAGGGGCGCATTCAAAACAGCCAAGCGTTCACGCTCACGGCTCAGATAGCCCGGCGCATCGCTCTCGGGTAGCTTGATCTTTATTTTGGGGGTGGGCGCTCTGTGGGGGGCGGCGAGCGTCTTGTTTTTTGCTCTGTTTCTCGACATGATCGAACCTTTCAGGAAGCTCTCTAAGCGCACGTTTCGGCGTATCTATGTCATCACTCGCAAGCGCACTCTCAGCGGTCAAACTAGCTTATAAGAACCACTAAGAAATGCGCCTGCGAGCTTCGTTGTGAAACTAAGGAACTGCTGTCAGCTCGTTGACGACGGTGAACTTGGCAAACAGCGCCGCAGTCGGGTTGTAGCTCGCACGGAAACGAGCGTTGATCACGTCGTTTCCATCGCGCTCACCGAGCTTGTCGAACTTCTCGAAGCGACCCGCCAGATCGATCAGCAGAGTTTTCAGCGAGTAAGTTGTGCCGGGGGTTGCGACCGCATTGCCCTCGAACTTCAAACGGATCTGCTGAGGTGTCTCAGCACGCCACAGAACTTTTTTCGCTTTCGAGATCGCGTCATGCTCGAACGTAATGTCGAGCAAGACCTCGGACTCGACCTGCTTGTGAAAGCTGAAATACTTGTTGCCGTCGCCAGTAAAGACAGGGCGAAAACCCGTCTTGACTTGCAGGCTGAAATAAAGCCAAGTATTCGCAAGCACAGTCGCGCCCAGTGTGCCGCCAACAAGATCAGCGTAAATCTTGCCTTTAGAGAACAAGATGTCCTCGACAGAGGGCGCGGCCAGTGAACCCGTGAAGCTCGAGACTGTGAGCTGACGACCGAACCAATTTGCCGCGTGCATGACCGCTTCGCCCGCGTTGCCCGACAGCGTGAAATCTTCGACGAGGCTGTATTCCATTTCTTCGACTTCCTCGTTGTCGCCGCCCTCGATCGTGTACGACTTGGGGGTCTTGGGCGCAGTCGTCGCCATGGTGTAAACGTAGATATAGTCCGAGCCAGTGCCGTCTTGCGTGGGGGTCGCAGTCATCACGCCAGCTTCGAGCGTGTGCAAAAGTTGCTCGAACGTTGCCTCGCTATCTTCCTGCGCCAGCTTTGCGGCCAGCTTCGGCTGATACGAGTTGTCGATCGCGCTCAGATAGCCGACGTGCTCGTTGCGCTGTTTCTGCTCGCGTGCATCTTCGAGCGTACCCTTCGAGCGCAAGATCGTTGTCGCCGCGACCGCTGTGCCAGCAGTCGACTCACGACCTAACTGAAGTTTTCTAAGTCCTGAAACGCCTGCCATGTCTTACTCCTTTTTCCCTTTCGGGTTAGCGGGTTCATAAAGGCCACAGACGACGAGATATTCTTCGCCGCCCGCGTCCTTGTACAGCTTGCCAGCGTCGCGGGCTTCATCAGCCGTCAAATCTCGAGCTGGCACATCGTGCAAGAAACTACCTTGGCCGATGTAGACGTAAGCGATAACTCTCTTTTTTCCGTCAGTCATTTTTTCCTCTCTAACATTACGCAATTGGCGATTTCATCTTGACATCGATTTGAAATAGCCAGCCAATGAGCATCTGATCGCCCCAAGGAACATCACCGAACTCGTACCGAATCTCGATGATCGTGTCAACGTTGCCGCTGAGCGCCACGTCGCCAAGTAGTTTGTCTGGTAGGTCGTCGCTGTAATTCATCAGCGTAGTTACCTCGCGCTGAAAATCACCTTTCGCCGCGACTGCAATGATCAGCTTGAGCGTGTGCAGGCCGCGCTTCGTGGTCGCATCGTCTTTAGTCCACTTGCCGTTTCCCACCCACGCGATCGCGGCGGGGAACACGCTGATCTTGTTAGGCGGCTTAGCGGTGCGCAGTCTGATCGCGTTCGCACCGCTCGAATAATTTGCAGTGATGATCGCAATAATTGCGTCGAGAGCGTGTTGAATTTTCTTATTTGCTGGCATTGAAGTTCACCAAAATCTCGTCTTTCATCATGTCGAGAAAACGATTGATCGTCGCCATCGAGCTTTCGAGTGCGCCGCGCAGATAACGTCTAGGTCGCAGACCGCCACGAATAGCGATCGCTCGAGCAATGGCGTAGCCGCTCGAGAAGCCGTGCAGTTGCGCCCATCTATTGAGCGCCGCGCCGGGCGGGAAGTGTCCGGCCTTGCCACCGTCGCCATCTGACAGCCTGCCCGTTCCGAACTCCATGAAAGGCGCATACGCAACGTTCGTGCCGATCACAGCTCTCGTCGGCACTGGCGCACCCGTTACCGCGTGCGTGATGCTTCCACGCAAGCGCCCCGTGTCGACAGGTGATCTGCGACGAGCTTCGCCAGAGACAGCGATCGCTGAGCGCGTCATAAAGTTCAGCACAGGGCGAGCGATCAAAGCAGGCGATAGCTTCTTGATGATCGCGTCGAGACCTTTGATCTGCACACTTAGGCCGGCCATCAGCTCGATATGCCTACCTCTCGCACGAACGGGAGCACCATAGCCATTACGTCGTCGTCGATTTTTACCATTTGCAAATTGATCGTGCCAAAATCGGTCGCTGACTGCACGCCGTAGATCGCATCTTTGCGTTTGAAAATACGCATGCTCTGCAAGATGCACCCCTCAACGATCATTTCAGGAACAGCCGCCCAGTAACCGAACGTCGCAGTCAGCTTGACACCTTTGCGCACGCCCCTCGGAAACATGTACAGCCCGTTCGGGTTGGCCTCGATCTTTGTGTAAGGCTCGAGATCGAGAGCGGCGTTCTCAGGCAGAAAGTAATAGTCGCCAACGCCCCAAGTGTTTTCATACACCCCGTCGCCGTCATCGTCAGTCTGCAAGCTCGAGATCGCAGTGAAATCAAAGACCTTGAGTAGATCCGCGTACTTAGCTTTGAAATAACGCGTCTCTGATGCCTGCCAAAAGCGACGACCCGTGATGTCGTCGATCTTGCGAGAGACCGCACCGATGACGTTATCCAGCTTAGTATCGTCGGCGGTGTCGCCAGCGGTGATGTCGAGACGCGCTTTCACCGCCGCAAGTGAAGCGGCGGCGTTTGCGGCTACGTCAGCGTAAGGGTGTACGAGTGCCATCTAGTCTTTCATCGCCTTGAAATCTGATCGAGTAATTACGCCTTGATCACTTGGGCTTCCCTGCCTGTCGGCGGTCGGCCACACGTTTTCAGGCTTTACTCTTTTTTTTCCTCGGCCTCGAAAGCCACGATGCGATCGATCAGCTCAGGCTTCTTACCCTTCTGGCTCAAGCCGTATTTCTTTGCCAGCGACCACAGGTTCGTCATGCCGTCCTTGCCAGCGCCGACGACTTGATCGAGCTCGTGAGCTCGAGTGCCCTCGGGATAGACAGAAGCCTTTTCGACTTTCTCAGGCTTCTCGCCTTTCTCGCCAGCGACGGCTTTCGACTTGGGCGCGCCCTTGGCTTTCTTCGAGCCAGTGACGCGATCAGCTCGCGGCCAGTCGCCTTCGCGGGTCTCTGCCTGAGTGACCATGCGATTCTTTTTCGACTGCTCAACGATCGGGTCGCTGTCAGCCTTATAGCCCTTGAGCACGCCGGGGGAGTCGCTGTTCACCATAGCGGCAACGTCTTCGTCGAGTTGCACCTTGTCGCCAGCCATCCAAGGCCCGCCGTACGAGCTCGCGTAATTCCAAGCGATTTCATAAGTCTTTGTAGCCATTACTGCCTCCGCAAGATTTCAAAGTCGAGAGCATCGATCACCTCGGGTCGCCTCAAGAGAGCCGCAGGTGTGAAACGTAAATTCATTTTCGCATTTGCAAGCGCTCGATCAGGCATTTCACCTGCGTTCAAACGCTTGATCAAGAATTTTGCCAATTGCTGAGCGCCAGCTATGCGGGTCTTGCCTGCATAGTTCAAGCCCTCGCCGCCGATCACAGCTTGCGCACCAGCGTCATAAAACGCTTGAGGGAAAGCTGTCTTGGTGAAGTTGCACGCAGTCGAGAAAACAACCACATCGCCGAGCTTCGCATCTTTCAGTGTGTTCACGTTCAGAGCGCCTTGCTGACCCTCACGATCGAAATACAAGTAGATCGAATCTGTGAAGCCGTGCAAGTCGAGATAGATCACGTCGTAGCCAGTGAAAAAATCTGCCTGCAATGCGCCAGCCCACAGAGGCGGGAATGCCAGCACATTGCCAGCATCCCCGATTACCTCTAAGGTTGCCCTGAGGTAGCTGTGAGCAGTCAGAGCAAGAACAGATTTCAAGAGCAGGCTCTTAGTCGACCGTATACAAGATCGCCAAACGAGCCGCACCCGCGGTCGCGTTCGCATTCTGGCCTGTGTACTTGCAGAGCACGGTGATGTCGCTTGCACCAACATCGGCCATTGCGATAACCATGTCGGCCGCGTCACCCATACGGTTGATGCCAGCAGTGCCGCCAGCGAGATCATCCACATATTCGTCGGGGTCGCCGCTTGTCGTGCCGCAGGCGATGAGGTCAGTGCCGCTGTCATCGAATGCAGTCGATACCCAAAACGTGATGTCGACGATGTTTGCATTCGCAGGAATGACGCAGATCGTTTTGTTGGCGGTGTCGCCAAAAGCGACCGTGTTCTCGCAGGCAAAGATCAAGCCCGAGTTAGTAGAGTTTTGGGCGATGACATCTGCACCCGCAAGAACAGTCAGACCACCGTCTTTCACGAGCAAGCCGTCAATCGTTACACCACTCGCGGCCGTTGTCTCTGCGATCGTATTTGTCGCGATCGTTGAGCCCGAGAGAGCTGTAAGCAGGTTGGCGGTAAACGTGAAATCATCAGCGCCGCTGATCTCGACATCGATCTGATCGTCTGTTGGCGAGCTGAGCGTTGTGTCAGCATCGGCATCCAAGATCAGCCCGTCAGCTTCGCCGTTGATGTCAGCAAAGCCACCTGTGCCGAGTAACCAGCCTAAATCCTTGATCAACAGACCGTCGACAGTAACGCCGTTAGTTGCGGTCGTTTCGTTGATCGTGTTCGTTTCGATGCTTGAGCCGCTCAGCGCACGAAAGATATTCGCCACAAAGCGGAAGTCATCAGCGCCGTTGATCTCAACGTCGACCTGATCATCGGTGTCGGCAGTGAGCGACGTGTCGGCATCTGCGTCGAGCGTGAGCTCTAAGCCGTTCAAGTCGACCACGCCCGAGACAGTGATGCCTGCGGACGACGTGATCGCGCCTGTCGCGCCGTCGATGCGCGCAACCTCGGTCGTGTGATTGTCTGAGTAGACGATCACATCAGCGCCGTTGTAGAGGTAAGCATCCTCACCAGCGTCGATGCTGATGCGCTCTCTTACCCCGCGAGCTTCGATGCCAGCGCTCGTTTCGTTGAGCAGAAAATTCACTGCAAAGATCGAGACGATCAGGCACAAGATCACGGTCGGCCAAGAAACTTTTTTCAGAAAATCTTTCATGTCTACTT